ACGTAAATGCATAAACGGTTCATATGAAGTAGAGCCTAATATAACAACTTGACAAAAAGCACGATAGTTACATTTCAAAATGTTTTGCTCTAGCATATTTTGATAGTCAACATTTGAAGCATCCTGATTTAACAATACATTGTTACAATAAATCTCAAATTTGTTTGGTTTAATTCCTCTTATGATTTTGTATTTTTTATTGCTTGTTTCAAACTCACATTCTATTTCACAATCATTTAGGTTAATTGTATTTACTAGTTGTTCTTTTTTTATATCTCTAAACGGTCTATTAAATAGAGCAAAACATAATGCGTCAAGCATAGTAGATTTTCCTGCACCGTTTGTACCAATGATTAGTGTTGATGGTGCCTTTGCTAAGTCAACCTCTATAAACTGATTACCAGTAGATAGAAAGTTTCGCCATCTTAATTTTTTAAAATATATCATACTGTGTTGTCACTTGCCTCAATATAAATTGACTTTAGATATTCTTTTAGTTTGGTTTTGTTTACATCCGTTTCTATTTGATCAACATAATTATTTAGGAATGTAACTGTGTCTTCACCCATTTCAAGTATATCTTCTCTTACACTAGCTTTTATATCAGAATAATCTTCTATGATATTTAAATCGTGTACTGTTATTTCATTATACAACCTTTCAACAAATTTGTCAAATACATTATTATTTGTTTTATTTAACACTATTAATTTTATAAAGTGATTGTTGTATTCTGTTAAATCGTAGTTTTCGTAATCTTTCTTTTTGTCATCATATATTATCTTTTTATGTATGGTTAAAGGATTTCGTACCCTTGTTATTTCTCTTGTTTCGGTATCAAATATATGAAAGCCCTTTGGATCCTGATAGTCTGACCAGGTCATTTCATATTGAGCACCATTATAGTGTATCTGGCCATCATCTGTATGTTTATGAAAATGTCCTGAAATTACTCTATCATATCTTTGAAAGTCTGATTTTGCCAAACCGTGTTCATTAATAACTCCGTTTTGCATTTCAATACCTTTTATTTCTAAGTGTCCCATTACTATTTCTGCTTTAGCTGTACGTAACATTTCCATGGAGTGATCATAGTTGTCATCACAAATCCAAGGGACAAATAATATAGGCGTACCATCAAAGTCAACTACAGTTGATTTAGAGTATACCCAAGGTTCATTCTTTTTGTCAAAAGAAGAATATAAGTTTTCTATTGCATTTACTTGGTTTGTATTTTTAAAGTATGTGTCGTGGTTTCCTAAAATTACGTGAGTGTCAATTTGTTCTTCATATAAACGATCCCAAAATTGTTTTCTAAAAATAGAGGCTGTTTGAAAATTAATAAACTTTCTTCTATCAACAACATCACCTAAATGAACCAATGTTTTAATGTTGTGTTCTTCTAGGTATGGAAAAAAGATTTCATTATAAAATCTTAATTGATAATTTCTAAATGCTTCACTATCATTACGAACACCGAAGTGTGTATCATTCAACAATGCAATTTTCATTATATATCTAGGACGCTTGTATAAGTTCTTTTCTTTCTTTTTTTAACTCTTATCTCATTCGCTGTAGGTTGTTCCTCAGTTGAGGGTTTGTTTTTTCTTAAAAATTCTAAGAATTGATTTTTGTAATCATTATTTGTATCACCAGGCAACACAGCAAATTCATCTATATTAGCCTGTTCAATCATTCTATACTTAATGCTTGATTGCTTCTTTTCTTTTTGTATTCTTCTAATAAAGGCATAATAGATAATTTGTGTGAAATAAGCAAATGGGTTATTTGATTTTTTAGGATTAAAGTTTTTAAGATATTGTAAACAATTTTCTATACCATCAGAAATCATATCATCTCTAAAAGTATAGTTAATAAAATTAGGTCTATAAGATAAGTGATTTGCTATCTTTAAAAAACATTCACCTATATAGTTTGTAACTGGTGGTGCTTTTCTGTTTCTTTTTTCGGCCTTATCACACTTGTCTTTGTACTCAATCATCGCCTGTAGAAAAACTTTGTTATCTACATAATGTTCGGATTTTTTTCTTGTTCTAGTCATAATTATATAATACTACATTTGGTTGTTTTTGTCAATGGTTTGTCATATCATCCAGTTATAGATGGCTCTTAGTGCTAACAATAAGTACATAAGTTCCATTAGAGCTCTAGGTGTATCTTTATCTTTGATTCCCATATATATCCATATACTACAAGATACTGTTGCAACTGCCCATCCCATCCATTGTGTATTAGGATTTGCATTTGATAGAATAAAAGCCCCAATCATAGCAAGTATAAACCCGAGCCATCTCATTCCATCTAATCTTTTATAAAATCTAATTTTCATAGGTGCTTGACAAGTGAGCAAAAGTTGATATACTACCTATGTGGGTTGATCTCCAGAGACCTAGCTACCCACTTTAATGAATCTTTTTACTTGGCATTCTTAACGAGTCACTTGTCTCCTTCACATCTTCTTCATTATAGGAATCGGAATCTTCTTGTTCAAGTTCTTCATCCGTCATATTTCTTTCTATAAATCCTGGTAACTGTTGTTTAGCATTTTTCAAAGCAATAGTAAGTTTACTATATCTTTCTGTAAACGCTGGTGTAGCATTACATATTGTAATTATTTTGTCTATTGGGATCGTTATTATTTTTTCATCTGTAAAACCAACCCAGCGTACTAAAGCTATATAATCAGATATACCTTGTTCAGTAATTCTAGGAACATATTTAATTAACATTGGTTCCTGTAATCTTAACAGCTTTGAATTTTCAGGTAGTTGATTTTTATGTAAAGGAAACTTACAACAGATTTCTTCTCCAGAAACCAGCCTGATTATCTTAACTGACTTTGTATCAATACGATCAATCATATAACTATTTATCTTTCCTTAACTCGGCTAATATACAATGTGTACCACCTGTTCTTGTTTTAATGTCATAGTTTTCTAAAGCAGCTGAAAGTAAATGTTTTAAATTAAAGCCGCCTTTGTTTTTATTTCTATTTGTTTCATTAGGTATATAATCATGGAAGACAATATTAAAAGTATCTTTTGTTCTTTTTAATATTTCCTGACAATCACCTGAACCTATTGAAGCATCAACAAATACAAAATCAAAGTCTTTGTGATTATGTTCTTGCCAGTAAGTTTGACTTTCACAGATAAACCTGTGTACATTATGGTCTAATCCAAAATGAGTAAAAATATTATTTCTATCTATGGTATAAACTGTAGCTCGATTTGCTACCAAGGCAGCTGTACTTTTACCTGTACCAGTACCTATTTCTAATATTTTATATGAGTTGCGACTTTCGTATAGTAAAAACTTAAAATCTTCATCCGATATCATTTTAAATCCACAGTATGTATTTCATAGTTAAAGTTTTCTCTATTGTAGATATTAACTCTTTCCTGAAAATGGGTTAAGGTAAAATTCTTTTTATCTTTATAGGTTAAATCGTCAGAAATATCATAGACTGTTGCTGACTGTTTTTTATCGCCAACTCTTAAACCACGGCCAATACTTTGTAATACTCTTATAGGGCTTTTACTAGGGCTACTAAAAATAATGTTGTGTAAATTACGAATATTGATACCAGTACTGAACGTCCCGAAAGAAGCGATAATAATTGCGTTATCCGACTTTTCTGTGATTGCTCTAATTTTTTCTCTATCATCTGTTTCTGTTCCACCATAAACAAAAAACACTTTTCGTTTAGGGTCTGCTTTTTCTTTAATTAAGTTAAATAAAATTTCACCGTGTTTTTCAACTAACTGAAACAAACATAAAGTATTGCCGTTTAGTGCTAAGGTAAGATTTCGTATGTATTTATTACGAGCCTTATTTTGAGTAAGATATTCCAATTCTTCAAAGTATTTTACACCATATACTTTTTTAGATTCTTCTTCTGGATATTTTAAATTTAAACAAACCACTTTTAAATTTGCTAACTGTTTTCTATCAATAAGTTCTTTTGTTGATACAACCTTATTTACCATACCAAACAAACCTGTTAATACTAACTTGTGTGTTTTACTATCATCTAAAGTACCTGTAAGTCCTATTCG